CATTGGGTAGAAACAAAGCATGGGCTTACACAACCCTGAAAAAACAACATGTTATAGAGTATAGACAACAGTTGGCTATGATGACTTTGGGATGGGACGCAACACAGGCAATGGCAACGATGAGAGAACTGCTGAATAGCAAGTCACAGTATGTAAGACTTGAAGCCGCTAGAGACTTGATGGACAGAGCAGGATTAAGACAGGATGCTGTTAGAACGCCTAGTACTGCGGTGCAGATAAACTTTAACGTGGACTAGGATAGGGGTCCCAATGCTAATTTGGCTTATATAGAGACCCGCCTTGAAAAACTAGCACTGAACCCATAGAAGGTGAATTGCACACGAAATGGACTTCATTAAGTCTGTACTGACAAAAATATTTTTTTAAAGGAGAAGGCGATTATGGGAAGTGAGTCAGGGGGCGGTTCGACTTACGATGACGCACCGATGCAATATGCACAACAGAAGAAGAAGCGTGAACTAGAAGAACGCCGTGTTCAGATGGCTGAAATGGAAGACCAGAAAGGTTACTATGCTCGGAGTAAATCAGGTAATATTATCAGGTCATCTAGTGGTTCGGCAGTAACATCGACTGCTGGAAGGCAAGCAGTAGAGAATGTTAGAGCATTTGCTGAGGGTAGGGCGGCCATGGATATGTCTGGTGAGCAACCTGTAGAAAGAACGGAAGAGGTTACTACCGAAGAAAAACCTCAAGAAACATCTAAGCCAAAGACAGTTTCCAAACCATCTGTAGCAAGCAGAAGAGCTTTGCTTGGTGCTACAAAGGGTGCGAAGCAAAGACTGTTCTATTGATATGAATCTGGATTACAAACCTCCTGGGTCTATAGCCAAGGCATTTATGAAGGATAATTCCTTTGTAAGAGGTATTAGAGGTCCTGTTGGCTCTGGTAAATCCGTGACTTGTTGCATGGAGATAATGCGGAAGGCTGTCAATCAAGCCCCTAATTCTGCTGGGGTACGCAGAACAAGATGGGCAGTCATTCGTAATACCAATCCCCAATTGAAAACCACGACTATTAAGACGTGGCGGGATTGGTTCGGTGACGAAGTTGGCAAGTTTGTGTGGAGTCCTCCCTACACTCATCTTGTCAACTTCTCACTTGGAGATAAGACCACTGTTGAGCTGGAAGTCATCTTTTTAGCATTGGACAAGCAAGAGGACGTAAAAAAGCTGTTGTCCTTGGAATTGACAGGCGTTTGGCTCAATGAAGCTAGAGAGCTTCCAAAATCTATCGTTGATGCGTGTACTATGCGTGTTGGTCGTTTCCCTTCTATGCGTGATGGCGGTCCGAGTTGGTTTGGCGTTATTATGGACACAAATGCTCCTGATGAGACGCATTGGTGGGGTATTATGGCTGGTGAAGTGCCAGCCCCTGAATATATGGCGGCAGATGAGAAGTTATTGCTGGTAAAGCCGGATGATTGGACATTTTTCACTCAAGCCGGTGCTATGAAGGAAAAAAGGGACGAATCAGGCAATCTGACGGGGTATGAGAAGAATAGCAAGGCTGAAAACCTTAGTAACATACAGCCAGACTATTATGACAAGATTATTTTGGGCAAAACCCCACAATGGGTAAAAGTATATGTATTGAACGAATACCAAGCCCTAATGGACGGCAAACCAGTGTATCAGACCTTTAGAAAAGAAACGCATGTCGCCAAGTCCCCTATTGAGCCTATTGATGGTGTAGAGATAATAGTTGGTATCGATTTTGGCAGAACACCCAGCGCAGTGTTTACTCAGCAAGGTTTTGGTGGAAGGTGGACGGTATTCCATGAGGTTATTGGTCAAGATATGGGGGCTGGACGATTTGCCGAAGTCCTTAAAAGGGAAATCGCTAAGAACGATTGGGAAAAGCATAGTTTTAAATTTGTGGGTGACCCTGCTGGTAATCAGATGGCGCAGACTTCTGAGCAAACACCGTTTATGATACTGAGAGCTGCTGGAATAAATGCACATCCAGCACCAAGTAATGATGCGGTTATGAGGGTAGAAGCCGTGGAAGGTGTGCTTAATCGTATGTCTGATGGTTATCCTTGCATGCAAATTAGCCCTAATTGCACTGTTTTAATTGCTGGCTTTGAAGGGGGCTATCAATACAAGCGCACATATAATATGGGCAATGAGAGATACGAAGAAAGACCTTCTAAGAACAGATTCTCGCATATACATGACGCTTTGCAATATGCATTCTTAGGGGGCGGTGAAGGCCGTAGGGTGATATTCGGTGGGAACAAACCCTCATCCCATACCACTGTCGAAAGGTCAGGAAACCCATTTTCGAGACTGAAAGCAAGAAACCGACTATCCAGAAGGGTCGCAGGGCTGTGAAATGGATAATATGCTTTTGCGAAAGCAAGAATATAGGGATGTGGAAACACTTTACCAAGCACAGGGAAGGTTTTAGCCACGTTTTTGCCATTAAATATGACCCTCAATATGAAATATGGACTAAATATGAGTTTAGCACCCAAGGTTTTAGGTTTGAGAACTATACAGACGGGGAAGCAGACCTTTTGTGGGCTAATATGATAAACTATTGGACTTGTTTAGAAGTAGAAGTAAAAAACAAGCCAATTTATATGCCAAGGCTTATGTATTGTGTTTCTTTTATTAAACACATCGTTGGCTTAAACAAGTTTTGGGTTTTAACACCCTATCAACTCTATTGTGAATTGCTTAATAATGGAGCTGTACTCATGTTTGATGAAAAAGGAGACACAGATGGGTAGCATATTTAGCAAACCTAAAATGCCCGGAAAAAGCGAAGAGCAACTTGCCGCTGAGAAAGCTGAAAAAGAGCGTTTAGATAGAGAAGAAGCTGAATCTAAAGCTAGAGCTGAAAGGCAAGATAGGGTAAGAAGACAAAATTTAGCTGGTCAACGTTCACTTCAGGAAGAGAGCATGACTGGCTTTACAGGTTTTAGAAGAAAGCAAATGGGCGGTACGCCACCACAATCAAGCGGTTCTATTAGGAACTAAGGAGCTAATATGTACGGTGCAGGACAAGGTGACGGCAATCCAACCGTTTCTGGTGGTGACGCAAAGCAAGAGCTAAAACGTGTCATGGACAGATACAAAAAGGCCAAGGGTCGGTGGAACTCTTGGACAGATTTGTGGGAGGAAATCTATGATTACGTTATTCCTCATCGTGAGAGCTTCTTTCAGGAAAGTAGTGCAAATCGTAGAACAGAAAATATCTATGACGAAACTGCTGTTGTTGGTCTTCCTAAGTTTGCTAGTCGCCTACAACTTGGTTTTTTTCCTCCTAATGGTCGTGCATTTAGACTCGCCCCCGGTCCTGAGTTTCCAGACGAACTAAGAAGCAAGTCGTTAGATGAAGAGTTGGATAGGATTACAGACCTTATTCACGAAGGTTTGCGTAATTCTAACTTCAATGCAGAGATGCATGAAGGTCTTCAGGATTTAGGTATTGGAACTATGAACCTTCTTGTTGAAGAGGGTCGTTTCCAAGGCGATTTGCATTTTTCATCTGTACCCCCAACTAATTTGGCTTTGCTACCCGGTCGAATGGATGGTGTGTCCGATTGGTTCAGATGGAACAACAATATGGATATCACCGAAGTAAAGCATCGATATCCTAAAGCTAAATACTCTGAAAAGATGCTGTCTGAGCAAAAGCGCAATCCTACTCGTAAGACTAAGATTGTCGAAGCTACTATCTATGATGAAACAAACAGATTTAAAGACGAATACACATACTATTTGATATCTGAGACAGATAACGAAATCTTGATAAAGGATACATTCAAGGGTCGCGGTTCTATTCCTTGGATTACTACACGCTGGTCTAAGTCTGGTTTTGAAGTATGGGGAAGAGGTCCTGTTCTTCAAGCTATGCCAGCAATCAAAACACTAAACTTAACAGTACAGTTGATTTTAGAAAATGCTGAAATGGCTATTGCTGGTAGTTATATATATGATGACGATGGTGTATTTAATCCTGACAACATCACGATACAACCCGGAACTTTTATTCCTAGAAGTCCTGGGTCAACAATATCACCATTACAGAGTGCTGGTAGATTTGACGTAGCACAGCTTGTTTTGGACGATATGCGTAGAAATGTACGCAAAGCGTTGTTTATTGATGAGCTAGACACCAGACCTAATGCAAGAACACCACTTTCTGCGACAGAAGTATCCGAGAGACTAGCTGATGTAGCTAGAGATATGGGTGCTGTAGCTGGTCGTATGCAGAAAGAGTTTTTACAGCCGCTAGTAGAACGTGTTGTCTATATCTACAAGAAGCAGGGGCTGTTAGACATACCGAAGGTAGATGGCAGGGAATTGCGTATCGTTCCGGTCTCACCCCTCCTCAGAGCGCAAGACCAGCAAGACGTGTCTGATTTTGTACGCTTCCAACAGACAGTCGCTTCTACCTTCGGACCTGAAATAACTCCAATGCTGTACAATCAAGAATCTGTGATTAAGTATCTAGCCGCTAAGTTCGGTATTCAAGAGGAGCTTTTAGCTGAAGCAAGCCAAGTACAAGAGAATGTACAAACAATGCAACAGCTAATGCAAGCTCAACAAGGAATACCGCAATGAAGGAGAAAATAAATGTTTCAGTCGATGGTCGTGGATACAGCAAAGAAGTTGACAAAGACCTTAATAGTAAAGCCTATGGTCTGTTCGGCTCAGGTGTCGGAAAGGATTTTCTACATTACTTGGAGTCGCTCACAACGAATAACATATATCCTGCAGGGACTGGAATCGAAACTCTAGCCCATGCAGAGGGTGCTAGATGGATTGTTGCTATTATGAAAGCTAGATGCGAACACGGAAGGAAACAATCTGATGGCTAAACCAGCAAACCCAGCGTTATACGCAAGAGCAAAAGCTATTGTTAAAGCAAGGGTCAAGAAATGGCCTTCTGCTTATGCTTCGGGTCAACTGGTACAGCAGTATAAGAAAATGGGGGGCAAATACAAATGAGCCTCACCAAATGGTTTGATGAGAAATGGGTAGATATATCAACGACCAAAGGCGGAAAACATCCTCCTTGTGGGCGTAAAATGGGTGATGGAAGAAAGTATCCAAAATGTGTTCCGCAGTCTAAAGCAAGTTCTATGACTAAAGCACAAAAAACTGCGGCAGTAAGACGTAAACGTGCCACTAACCCTAGCGGTGGTGGTAAGAAACCTACTTATGCGAGGACGTAATGGCTAAATCACCAGCTTGGCAACGTAAAGAGGGCAAAAACCCTGAGGGCGGTCTAAACGCCAAAGGTAGAGCTTCGTATAAAGGCGGTAAGTTAAAACGTCCTGTATCTGCAAAGGAAGCTAAACGCTCTCCAAAAGCAGCCGCTAGACGCAAGAGTTTTTGTAAGCGAATGATGGGTATGAAAAAGAAGCTTACATCCAAAAAGACGGCTAATGACCCTAACAGTCGTATCAACAAAGCACTAAGGAAGTGGGATTGTTAAATGAGTGAAGAAGCAGAAGCACAAGTAGAAACCAACGAGGTTCAGACTGGAGAGTCGGAGCAACCTCAGGAAACTACTCAAGAAAGACCTGATTGGCTTCCAGAGAAGTTTGACAGGCCAGAAGAGCTTGCGAATAGCTATAGCGAACTGGAAAGAGCGTTTTACACACGCAAAGAAGAATTAAGAAATCAAATCGTAGAAGAGCTAAACAAGGAAGCTTCAAGCAATGCACCTATCAGCCCTGCTGACTATGAATTGCAGTTTGAAGCACCAGAAGGCATTGAGTACAGCGTAGCTGATGATGACCCGATGGTAGATTGGTTTAGAACTACTGCACATAACTACGGTTTATCTCAGGATGAATTTGATGGCTTGATGAATGAATATATTCAAATCGATGCCATGAGAGGTCCTGATTGGAATCAAGAATCAGAAGCACTTGGCGAATATGCTGAAAAGCGTTTAGAGCGTGTAGATGGGTGGGCGCATAATAATCTAAGCCCAGAAGCTTATAACGTATTTGCCAATGTCCCAGCATCTGCTGGTATGGTTCAATTGTTTGAAGAATTGATGGAACTGAACGGTCAGCCTCAGTTTAACATGACTTCAAACACAGAGTTTCAAGAGCGTATTAGTCGTGAGGACTTAATGTCCATGCAAAACGACCCACGCTATTGGAAAGAGAAAGACCCAGCTTTTATCTCAAAAGTAAGAGCAGGGTTTGCTCAACTAGCAAGACAAAATGGATAATGTGAATTTTCTTATTTTGGCTTATATGAAACTGTGATTGTACTAGAAGGCCTTGACGCAAGGGATAATCGGAAACGACCCCAAGTAGATAGATAACCAGAAAGAACAAAACTTAACTGTAACTTGTAAAAGGAGGGTGTTATGGCAACACCAACAATTGATGTCTCCTTTATCGAGGAGTTTGAATCTGGCGTCCACATGGCGTACCAGCGTCAAGGCTCTAAGTTGCGTGGTACTATTCGTACAGCTAACGGTGTAAAGAATAAGACCACCTTCCAAAAAATCGG